CTTACCACCATAATAGATATTGCCATAAGCAATGGAATCCGAACCATTGCCCGTAACTTCGCAGAGTGAAAGAACATAATATAAATTTTGATTGTCAGAAGTAATTGAAAGATCAGTAATTGTCCCGCCTACATAACAGTTGCCATAAACGATTGGCAGTTTGTTATTTGTTGCTGGTTGAATCTGTAAATTAGTGCCAGTATTTAACTGAGTTGTTCCGTTGCTAGTTGGTGCTTTTGGTGCGGTTAAGGCCGACACAATAGATGATGCGGCCATCGTTAGACCCATCATTACTAATTCTGGTTGTCCTGTAACTACGCCAACTACGGCAATTACAGCACCAACAATCGCACCTAAAACGCCACCACCGCCACCCATGCTATATCTTCCAAGTGTTCTGTAACTTAGTTGCACCATATCTACTGAAATCAGAATCAGTAAAACAGGAAAAATGCGCTTCTTTTATTTCGCCAGTTTTCTTCATTTCTGTACCAATTTCAATAAACTTCTTAAACATCTTTAATGATGTTTTGTCGTTTGTGCTATGCCACATAATCTCATGTAGCGAATATTCCCCTTCAATAAAAAAACACGGGGCTTTCATTGCGACCAAAACACCACTTAAATCTTCTGCAATTAATATAAATCCAGCGCCAGCCAGAATCATGCTTAATTGTTTACCTACATACTGTCTTGACCATTTTGCTTCATCTTTTAATATTTCAAATCGATGAGTATGGCAAAAATGCTCTAATATTTTATAAATTGCATCAAAATCAAATTTATTTGCAAATCTAACTGTTTTGTCCAAAGGCATAATATATTGTCGATATAGTGGCAACTCGGTTCATTGATGTATCGCCAGGCGTGAAATATTCCCAGCTTGAATCATTAGTAAATCGACCAACCGTTCTGTTTTGTAAAATCATTTGAATGTTTGCGGCACTAACTGTTACTGTACCTACATACATACGCACTTCTTCCATCCATTGTTCACCAATGTTGAAAGTATTGATAAATCCATAGAAATACTGATAAAGACCGCCAGCACCACCAGATGTTATTAAACTGCCATCAGTATTGAAAAAACCTTTCCACATGGTAATTTGTGCGCCTTTTAAATTACCATTTAGCACCACGCCCAAAAGGGCTGTATCAATACCGACCAAAGTAATAGTAGTTTGATTGGCGGTAGATTTAATATCTCGCTGTACCTTGCCAATACCAATTAATTGACCTAATCCATCAAAAGGCTGTGAATCCACCGCTGGTACGGTAATAGCCGTTGGCGCAGTAGAAAACCGATATTCTGTAGATGGCGTAACAATACGCACAAAATCCGCATATCGAATATTGTTAGTATTTTGTATTGGTGTTATAACTTGGCTCATAATACCGATTCAAATGCTTTAAATGGCCCTGACCATTGTATAAAGCTGTCATTGGTCATTGGAATTAAATTATAAGTTGGATATTGTTGCAAAATGATTGGGAAAGTAATCCCTGTATAAGTATTGCCGCCTAATGCAACGGTTGTGCCATATTGCCCAATAACTGCATTTTCTGGTGATACTAAGGTTGTTAATAAGGTGCGGTGAACAGGAATAGTAACGGTAGTCCCAGAACCACGCATAACATCAGCGGTAGCAATATAAGCATAACGATCAACCTGGCAAAAATCACCAGCCTTTACGATATAAGATGTTGAAGATATGGATGGCAAATTGCCTAATACTAAATTCTTGCCAGAAGATGCCGTTTCCCATTGGCAAGCTGAAATCTGTGTTGGGGTCATATTGCCTTGATAAGCAATATAGTTGACCCAGCCAGTAGAACCAAAATTAAGATATTGCTCTAATGATTTATCGTAGTAGCGCAAATTAGCCAATAGATTACGATTCTGACTGTAAAGCTGATATGAATTTGGTTTAAAAGTAAATTGAAATGGGATAACAGACACAATTTCAGATGTAGAAATACGCTGGTTACGGCTAATGGCTTGCCCAACCAGTCGTTGATCCATAATCGTTACTTGTTCTGACATTGCCAGAATGGTGCTTATATCTGCCATGTTTATCTACTTTGCGGTAATGATCGTTGGGCAGATTGATTGGCCGCCCATACTGCGGTTTGGTTTCTAGCCAAGAATTGTGTAGCTGATTGTGTATCAATGGCAGACATATTGGCAATATAAGGGCCGTTATACATTACAGATGGTTGATTTGAACCGCCCATAACATCAGCCAATTTGTTATTTGGCACAACTGTACCACCAGTTTGCGGAATAATTAATTCTGGGCCATTCTCACCTACTATAGTAGGCATATTAGCTGGAATATTGCCGCCACCAGCGGCCGCCATAAATTCGGCAGAATATTGAGTTGCTTCGCCACCACCAATTCCAAATAATCCACCTAAACCGCCCATTGCTTGAAATAACTTCATTTCTTGCGCCCGCAATTCAATCTTTAACATATCTGCCAAAATGCTTTTTGCTAAATCGCCAAAGTTTAATTTGCCAGTTTCTACAAATTTTTCCAACGCATTATTCATTGAGTTGGTAATAACGGCAAACATTTCTTGCGCTTGCATTGCCGCATTGTTTGAATTTTCTACATATTGTTCGTATGCTTTTTGCCAACCATAACTAAATGATTGTTGATATTCTTGGGTTGCTAATACTTCTTCTTCAGTCTTTTGAACATAAACTTGTGCGGTATCAATAATTTGTTGCTTTTGCTCTTTAAGCATTGCAATAGTGCGTTGACCAGCGGCAGTTGTTGGGTCAGTTGTTGCAATCTTTTTATCAACATTGTCCAAAGCCTTTTGCATTTCTGTAAGCACTTTGGTAATTTCAGAAACATATTCTTTTTGATTTTTAGTAAGATGTGTTTCTGCTTCTTTAGCGGATAACATTTGAAACTGAATGGCCGCTTGGCGTTCATACTCTTTAGATAAATCTTGTGCCGCCAATAATTGCTTTTGTCCAGCGGGAGTAACTGCACGGGTTACATCTTCTTGTGGTTGTTGCTTTGGTGCTTCTTTTGAACGATTTAAAATCTTCTGAGCAAATTCCTCATCGGATTCAGCCATTTTTTTGACTTTATCGTCATAGTCTTTTAAGTCTTGCAATGCTTTAGAAAAGTCACCGTGAATAGCATCGGTGGTGGCCGCAATAACGCCTTGTATTTCTGTAAAGAAACCAACAATAACTGTAGCAGTATATTTAAAGACTACGGCAACGGTTTCAGCCGTTGTTTGCAATACTTCGCCAAAAAACTGTATAGCAGTAGCATCTTTATGCAACGCATCATAAAGCTGTAATAACGATGGAAATACTGCATTAGTAAATTCCAATGTAAGCTGATGTGATGCTTCTTTTAATTTAATGCTTAATTCGTGTGCTTGGGTAACGGCTTGGGCATATTTGTCCATCTCGCCCTTGCCTTCAACAAGGTCTGCCGCCAATCCTTTAATATCAACGCCCCTGATACCACGACCAAGAACTTGAAACGCCAAACCGTTTCGTTCCGCAGAATCTTGCATTTTTGCAAGACCTTGTACGGTTTTATTAAATAAATCTTCCTCAGATAGCGTTTTAAGGTCTTTTAGGGAAACGCCTAACCTGGCAAATGCTTCTTGAACCTTGCCACTACCTAATGCGGCAGATTCAATTTTTTGGGTAAATCCAGAATAAATACGGCTGGTTTCTTCGGCATCCCCGCCATTTTTCATCAGAGCAGATGATAGGTTTAAAACGGATGCAACCGCTACATCATTGGCTTTTGCTGTTTTAACAACGGAATCTGCATATTCCATCGCCTTATTTGTCATTTCAGCAAATGCGGCAACGGACAGTAATTCGCCAGCCCGTTCTTTAAAATTCTGTAAGGCTTCTTTGGCTTTTTCGATGCCTTGTGTAAAGTCGGCTGTATCTATGCCTAACTTAACTCCAAGACTTGCGATATTTGCCATTTATTTTCCTTTGAACAGACTTTTTGGTGCTTTTGGATTCATTAACATAAATGTTAATAATTGCTCATTAACTTGCGCCTTCTTATCTTGTTCTGTTAATGGCGGGTAAATATACCCATACACTCTAGGTATTATATCTTGCAATTTATAACTTGGCTTACCTTTTGGCAACATTGAATTAAATTGACCAGCCGTCAATGTGCCTAATACTTCCAGTATTCCACGATTGCCAATTAGCCCATCTGCATACATTATGCAAATGTCGGTAAATGTTTCTTCGTCTATTTGGTTCGGGTCAGACCCGTGTGCAAGGATATAAGCCTTTGTTTGCCTACGGATCGACCCAGTTACTTTCCCTTTGCGGATTCGTAACTTGGGCTAATTGTTTTAGTGATGTTGTCCACAACCTCTAATTGAATAGAGAATGGGAATAATTCCTCAACCATATCGTATGTAATAGTATTCATATCAAAAGATTTATCTTCTGGCACGATTAACTTAAACATTTCGGTAATACGGTTTTCAGTAATAACTTTATTTTTGGCAGTTTCTTTTAATGATCTGCCTTTAATAAATACATCATTTTCTTGAAAATCAACGCCTTCTTTTTCAAAATCTTTTTTATTCTCAATAAATGGCGTAGATAATTCTAAATAATATTTATTAACTTTATCTTCATCAACTTGTTTAATTCTTTCGGAAATAGCTTCAAATTCCAATGTAGTTGGTACTTTAATCTGAAAAGTGTGGCCATTCATGTCAAATGAACGGGTGCGTACTAAATCTTGATTTTCAACAAATCGTTTGCCTAAAGCATTTGCAAATTGGCTCATGTCATATCCTTCATGTGTTTTGATCTATATTTCTCTAATGCCCCGCCCATATCCTTGCTTAATGAATCTAGGATTGCTGGCGAATTGGTTTCTAAAGCTGGGCGCAAAAACGGCTTTGCTGGCATTTTAGCAGTACCAAATTCATTGGCAACCGTTCTGGCATCCATTACGGCATATTGTTTAATTGCNCCTTTGCCGCTGTGTANATTATGGAATGTCTTAGGGTGAAACTTACTGCCAGGGGCTACAGAAACCCTCGCTATGACGATTTCAGTAGGGCTGACATACCTAGAGTGCTTATCCTTGTTTGTAGGCTTCCTAGCTTCAATTTGTAGGGTTGCCGCTAACTGACCAGTATCTTTACGCACCAACTCTCTAGCGGTGTTTAATGCTGGCTTCATGGCTTTTCTTGCACCATTACGCAAAATATTGTTTTGGTCTTTAGGGCCAAAATCATCTTCAATCTGATTAATCAATTCTTCAAATTCTTGGAATCCCTCAAATTTGAAAGTTGTTTTCATTTTGGCTTAATTAAATTCTCAAATATAGAATTATTGAGTTTTCTAACGAATAAAGTAATTTCGTCTGGTGTTAGTTTATCGGCATGATTGGAAGCGATCTGATATGCCAGATCAACTCCCATCAGCTTTTGTTGTTGCCAGCCAAACCAATCTTTAACGCCAGAATCGGCTTGACCAGCAAGGTATGTCAAATAGTTTGCTAAATCGTTATTATTTTTTATTGTCGGATTCATATATTAAGTGTTATTTGACCAACCGTATTGATTACCTCTTGGGTGAATCGTGAATGTGCATTTCGCTTCTGCGT